TACCTGCACCATTCTGACCGACAATCAGCGTGGACTTGGATTTATCCAGCTTGACTTCGGTAAACACGTTGCCAGTTGATAGGAAGTTCTTCCAGCGCACCACACGGAAGTTTATCATGCTTCACGCTCCGCGCTTAATGCTTCCTGATACAACTCAGTCAGTAGATTATTCAAGTCAGCTGCCATAGTTTGTTCAGTTTCAGGTAGATACTGCGCAACGAACTTGCGCATAATAGTTAGTGTGTCCTCGGCTTCGTCGACGATGTCAGCATCATCTTCTAGGTCAAGGTTCAGATGGTCTTCTACGATTTGTAGATCGATGACGCCAGCCTTTTCAATTTTATCAACAACGATATCAAACCAGTAAGGGTTTGTCTTGTTGCGAACAATCAGCTTCACGAACGTATTTCCGAACGAACTGAAGTCTTGTTCGATAACTTCTTCCATAGTTTTACCCACGTCGTCATACAGGACTTTGTGGAACATAGGAAATGGGTTCTGAATGAAAGTCAGTTCGCGCGTTGCGGTATCGAATACGTGAAAGCCACGAGGGTCATTATAATCTGACCAAGTCATTTCGTATGGCGCACCAAGATAGTTGATATTACCTTTAGTGGATTTGTGGTGGAAGTGACCTGACATGACAACGTCGAACTTCTCAAATAGTTTCGCGTCAAATCCGTGGTCGTTTCCTACAACACCTTTATACATTTCAAATCCAGCCAACTCTAGGTGACCGATTAGAACTTGAGCAGGTGTGCTATTAATGAAGTCGATTGACTCCTGATAATTACCAGAACAAATCCACGGAAGAAATGCTACGTCAAGTCCATCAAAGTTTAGTGTTTTCGATTCAGACATAATATGCATGTTCGGATAATCCTCGAACAGCAAGTCCATCGTATTTACTTCGTTGGTGTTCTTATAGTATGCGGTATGATTACCAACGATGCTGTATAGCTTCACGTCGCGCGAGCGCAGTTGGTCGAACCACATATCCTTTGCGGCTTTGAGTGAGTGGAAGTTGATGTACTTACGACGGTCGAAAGTGTCACCGCCATCCCAGACGACTTTAATATCGTTGGCATCTATGTATGGCAAAACTACCTCGCGATAGAATTTCGCTTGGTAGTCGTAGAATCATTCCTCGCTGAAGAAATGATGGAGGGCTCACTAAAGACTCGTTTTCAAGATACAATCGCTGCTATTCTATATGATATTTTACTGCAACAAGTCGGAAGGATTGGGACGGATGAAGATCGAGCTGACGATTCTAAAGAATCTAGTTCATAATGAAGACTTTGCTCGCAAGACTTTACCTTTTCTAAGAGAAGAATATTTCAGCGATTCGAGTGAACGCATTGTTTTCAATCGAATCAATGATTTCATGCTGAAATATAATAACCGTCCCACTCGTGAAGCTATTGGTATTGAGATAGAATCTAGTAACAATATCAGCGAGGGTGATCACAAAAACTCAATGGCTTTGGTTCACGATCTAATCGAACCTGAGCCAAGTGATATGACATGGTTGCTAGAATCGACAGAATCCTTCTGTCAAGAAAGGGCTGTGTACAACGCTGTCATGGATAGTATCTCTATCCTTGACGGCAAGGATAATAATCGTACAAAGAACTCTATTCCTGAAATTCTGTCAGAAGCTCTCGGTGTTTCGTTCGATAGTCACATTGGTCATGACTTCATTGAAGACTTTGGTAATAGATATGATTACTATCACAGAGTCGAAGAAAAGATGCCTTTCGATCTTGAACTAATGAACAAAGTCACTCGCGGCGGCCTATCTCGTAAATCACTCAATATCATTCTAGCTGGTACTGGCGTTGGTAAAACTCTTGCGATGTGTCACTTCGCAGCAGCGAATCTTTCGTTAGGTAAGAATGTTCTGTATATCACCATGGAAATGGCTGAAGAAAAGATTGCAGAACGTATCGACTCAAATCTACTGAATGTCGCTTCAGAAGATCTGAACAAATTGCCTCGTGATCTATACGAAAGCAAAATCGCACGACTGAAGTCTAAGACTAGCGGTAAGCTCATTATCAAGGAGTATCCAACTGCTTCTGCTCACGCAGGACATTTCAGACATCTACTAAATGAGTTGAACTTAAAGAGGAACTTCGTTCCAGATATCATCTATATTGATTATCTCAATATCTGCTGTTCTAGTCGTATTAAGGCTGGATCAAATGTTAACAGCTACACATATATCAAAGCTATTGCTGAAGAACTCCGTGGTCTAGCTGTTGAGAAAAATCTTCCGATCGTTTCAGCTACCCAGACGACTCGTTCTGGATATAGTAGTAGCGATCCTGGGCTTGAAGATACTTCTGAATCGTTCGGTCTACCAGCTACAGCCGACTTCATGATTGCCCTAGTTCGTACTGAAGAACTCGATGAACGCGGTCAGCTAATGGTCAAACAGCTAAAGAATCGTTACAGCGATCCAGCCGATCATAAGCGATTTGTTGTGGGTATCGATCGCGTCAAAATGCGGCTTTTTGATACCGAAGAAGCTGCTCAGGACGGTTTGATCGATGATAGTCGTGGCGGTAAGACGAAACGATCCGATTCTGTGATGGATAACAGTAAATTTGGAATGGAAGACCGTGAACGAAACAAATCTAAGCCCAAGTTCAATAATTTTAAGTTCTGAGCTAAATAATCTTGACGAACAACCGTCAAGGATATATACTTATCCAATGAGCGAGGGAAATGCGATGATCCCAGGTGCTTTGGACTACTCAAACAATACCGCTGACATACGTGTCAGGGGCGCTTCTCGCAAAAAGAACAAATCGGTAAAAGATGCAGCCCGATGGATGATGGGCTATCACATAGGTTGTCGCCTATCAAATAATATATCTTTAGAAATCAATATCATCAAAGATCTAAAAGATACGAATATATACGGTTCAGTTCTGTGGTCCGACAGCAACTCTCGCCCGCGCGAGTATGATATGGATTTGTGTTACTATATAAATGATAGAACGCTTTTTCGTATCCTAGCTCACGAAATAGTCCACATTAAGCAATATGCTACGGGAGATCTAAAAGATCTAGCTTCGCAAGCTAATTATTGTAAGTGGAAAAATAATCTAGTTCAGTCTGAAGGACGTGGAAGTGGATCGTATTTTGATCTTCCGTGGGAAAAAGAAGCCCGTAAATATCAAGAAGTAATCTTTAATGAGTGGAGAAAAACTCATAAACTGCACTTCAGAAAAAAATCCGGAGAAATGTACGTTGACTGAAGTTAAAATTTACAGCAAAGACGATTGTCCGTGGTGTGATCGAGCCAAAGAACTCCTAGAACTGCATGAGATTAAATATCATGAGATTAAGGTCGGTGGAGATATCACTCGGGACGAGTTCTTAGAGCAAGTTCCGTATGTTCGAACAGTACCTCAGATTTTCGTAAATTCTGTTAGGCTCGGTGGATTTGATGAACTATCAACATCAATCAAGTCCGGTAAGTTCCAGGGTTTGTTTAACTAAATACATATTCGCATAGTTACGTCGTATAACGTCGTATCTTCCTTTCGTAGCGTAAGCAAAAATAGGAGATAAGATGAAAAAGACATTCATCGTACTCGCAGCCGTAAGTCCTCTAATGTGGGCTTCAGTAGCTGAATCTGCTCCTCGTGAGCAAACCCATCAATCTCAAATAAAGAAAAAGAAACAAAAAATTTCGCAGAAAACTGCTATAAAACGTTGTAATATGAGCGTACAAGATAGATATGCTCATTATGCTCGTTATTGCAGACTAGTTAAGCGCAATACTATTGCTCGTAATCAAATCGCAATCGCGCCTGCAGCTGTTGAAATTTCTAATTATGATCTAGATTCGGCTGCAGCATTTTTTGCAGCAGACAGAGCAAGAATGCAAAATGTGCAGGTAATATATAATACAAATCAAACGATTACTAATAAACCAATCAAATCTGTTCCTGCAAAACGAGAAAGGTCGTTCGGTACTCCGGATCCGATTCGTATAGCAAAGCAATGGGAAGGATATCACGCTCATACAAACAGAAGCGAACTTCGCAATCTTCTAACTAAAGGTAATGAAGCTCCTGTCGATCCAGTAAAGATTCCTTGGTGTGCAGCATTTGCGAATGCCATTCTTAAACAAACTGGACGTGAAGGCACAGGATCACTTCAAGCTCGCAGTTTCCTTGGATATGGTATCGCGACTAAGTATCCTAGAGAAGGTGATATCGTAATATTTTCTCGCGGACGTAATCGTTACGCAGGACATGTAGGATTCTATATGGGCGAAGAAATAATTGAAGGGGTGAAATATATTCTTGTATTTGGTGGGAATCAAAACAAGCAAGTCAATGTCGCGCATTATCCAGCAAGCAAGCTGTTAGGATATCGTAAATTGGGTTGATGACTAAGGAGGTGCTTTTTGTCATCAATCAGGGAGGTGCGTGGTGCACCTCCCTTTTTTTGTGTTTATAAATAGCTCCGAATAAGGGGAGTACTAATGGCCGGCACATCAGCAGAACGTCAAGAAACGGGTGTAATCGACGCTATTCGTCGTTCTGTTCGCGCAAATGGAAATAGACCAATTATTGTTATTGGAGCCAATGGTAAAAAGATTAACAACGTAGTTGAAGCTAAGAAATATTCTGGTAGAGCACTTTCTGGTTCGGAACCTTATACTGATGTTATAATTAGCACTACGAGTAAAAGTTACAATGTATCCAATAAAGGCGAATCTGCTCCATCATTAGCTGGCGGTGGTTTATCTGGTATCGAAACTATTCTTCCTGGGCTTGTAAAGAAGTTCCTTGTTGAAGGAGTTAAGCAGTACACTAAGAAAAAATATAAGACGGGTGATGCTGTTCCAGAATTATTTGGACAAATAGACGCTGGTGATATTAAGTTGCTACTTCGTGGAAATAAAGAAGTTGGCGGTCCGATTGACTTCATGTATATTGGACCAATGGACGTAAAGTATACATACAACGATGGCGTATGCGCGTTAAACGGAAACTTCTACACAATCGACGATTATTATAAGAAGGTCGGCGGAAAGTTATACATTCGTGCGCGCAAACGTAGAGAAGATCAAGCGTTCACTAAAGATGAAGTTGATAAAGAAGGGCTCCCACTCATTTACGGTAAATCAAAATCAAAAAACGATAAGGGCCGTCGCATCGTCGTAGCCGATAAAGCCCCATCAACGGCTATTACATATAACATACCGAAAGTTGGTAAATGAAAAAGTTATCCACCTTTATCGCGGAAGAAAAAAATCTTCACATGGAACATCTCGAGGACTTAATCCTCAATGATGGTGTCGCTGGTGCAAAACAAATATTCAATTTTTTATCACAGACTAGAGATATGCTCGGCGGTAGCATCAAGTCAAAAGTATCTGCTACTGTAAAATGGGATGGTGCTCCTGCTATCTTTGCTGGTATAGATCCGCGTGATAATAAGTTCTTTGTTGCTAAGAAAGGTATCTTCAATAAGAATCCTAAGATCTACAAGACTCAAGCTGATATTGATTCCGATCTCAGCGGCGAGCTTGCAGATAAATTCAGTGTAGCTTTGCGCGAGTTTAAGAAGCTCGGTATCAAGTCTGGTGTGTATCAGGGTGATCTTATGTTCACCAAAGGTGACGTCAAAACTGAAATGATCAGCAATCAAAAATACTACACGTTTCAACCCAATACGATTGTATATGCTGTTCCTGTTAACTCAGTATTGGGTAAGAATATCGCTAAAGCGAGCATTGGAGTCGTATGGCATACGACTTATGATGGCGACGCGTTTGAGAATATGAAAGCAACATTCGCTAAAGGTATCGTCAATAAATTTAAGCAAGTCGGTACGATCTGGATGGACGACGCGACATATAAAGATGTCAGCGGATCAGCTACAATGACCGCAGCCGAAACGGATAGCCTCAATAAGATACTATCTCAGATGGGCACAGTTCTTCAGAAATTACCTAGAGCGGCTGTTGATGCGTTTTCCGAAAACGAAGAGCTTCTTATTAGGGTTAAGACATACAATAACAGCAAGATTCGGGCTGGAGAAAAGATCACAAATACGACCCAGCACGTCATCGGATTGATTCATTATCTAAATGATTATTACAGTAAGGAAGAATCGAAGAAAAAGACTGTAAAAGGCAAAATGGCTACGATAGATAAATCTAGAGCAGCTTTTGCTCCAGTAGCTCGCACGCCCCTGATACAACTTAAAATGATATTCGATTTCATGAATCTAGTTGTTGATGCTAAAGATATTATCATCAATAAGATGAACTCAGCTGCTTCTGTAAACACGTTCCTGAGAACTCGACAGGGATTAACAGTAACTTCTCCCGAGGGGTATGTCGCAGTAGATCATCTATCAGGGGGAGCTGTTAAACTCGTTGATAGACTAGGCTTTAGTCAAGCTAACTTCAGTCCCGATATCATTAAGGGATGGCAGCGATGAAAACGTTCAAGGAATTGACAGAAGCGTTTGATAAACCGCTAGAATATGATGTAGATCTTTGGCCTGCACATGATACATTAATGTATTCGTTTAAGTTATCAGATAAAGATTATTACAGAGTATTGATTGGTCCACCACATCAATATAAGTTCACAAGAAAAGGACATGAAGTCGCATTTACTCACTTCAAAGATCAAGAAAGCATATATTCGCTTACTGATGATGGTAAATTCACTGCATTAAATAGAATGAAAACTACTGACGCACTGAAAGTTTTCTCTACGACCATTGCAATCATAAAAGAACATATTCGCGATCGTAGCGATTTAACATCAATATCATTTTCTGCCAGTAATCACGAAGATTCTCGAGTAAAACTGTATCACAAGTTAGCTGTTATGGCAGCTAGAGTAAGCAAGTGGTATCCATATGTTACTTACGAGGATATCAATTTCACAAGATTCGTAATTGCTAAGAAACCTATCACCGATAAAACATATTATTTAGAAAAGCTATACTGACCGCTCGTAACACTATCATTATAATGTTAAATTGTTAGGTTGTCAAGACCTTTTTTATAAATAAAGATAGCAGAAAGCTAAGGCAGTCCTGCATTTGCGGTTAGGGTACGCCAGTCCCGCGAGGAGTATTATGAAAAGCGTTGTATTTACGTTCGGAAGAATGAATCCCCCTACGACTGGGCATCAACTGCTTGTCAACAAGCTGATGGCCTACGCTAAGATACATTCAGCGATTCCTCGCATTTATTTGTCGCATTCCGTAGGCAAAAAAGATCCCATCCCATACGATAAGAAGATTTCATTCGCTCGTCAAGCGTTTGGCGCAATCGTGCGTAAATCGAATGATAAGAATGTTATTCAAATTTTGAAGTCTCTTGAAAAAGAAGGTTTCAAAGAAATAACGATGATGGTTGGTTCGGATCGTGTTCCTGAGTTCAAGAGACTGCTGAATGCATACAACGGTAAAGAATATAACTTCGAAAAGATCAGTATTCAGTCTGCTGGCGAACGCGATCCCGACGCGGACGACGTTTCCGGTATGTCTGCGAGTAAGATGCGCGCTCTAGCTAAAGATAATAAAGACGCAGAATTTATGCGTGGCGCGCCATCTACTCTCAAAGCACAAACAAGAAAACAAATGTATCTTGCAGTGCGCAAAGCAATGTTAGGAGAAGATGTTATGGATTACGGACACGACGAACGTTTTGTTGGCTTTATTGTTGAAGCTACTGATGACCAATCCGATATTGCTATTCCATCACAAGAAGAAATCGAAAGATACCTTGAGGGTGTGGATGTTGAAGATTTAGATCTAGCCGACGAAGATGTTCTCATGTACGAAGTCATTATGGACATCGAAGATGAACTAGAGTTAGACGAAGCTAGAGTACTGTCAATTCAAGCTAGACAAAAACTTTCGCAGCGCATGAAGAGTATGTCAAAGCGTTTAGCTCGTTTGCGTGATATTAAGCGTAAGCAGATGCCAGCTCAGCAGCGCTTGCGCATGCGCGCGAGGAAGGCTGCTTTGATGATGCTTCGTCGCCGCGCAACAGGCAAGAAGGATTTGGATTATTCTTCTCTCTCAAGATCACAAAGAGTAGCCGTAGATAACGCCCTTGTTAATCGTTTTGGTAAGAGCTTGAATACAGCTGTAGATCGTATCTCGAAGCGCATTCTTCCTTCAATACGCAAGAAGGCTCAAGTGTCTGTGTCGCAGGCTCGTGACGTCAAAGAAGCATATCTATACGAAAGAGAATCAGATAAAGAGGGAAGCGCAAAGGATATCGCAACAGATAAGATTCAAGCTGCGAAGCGCGGTATTTCTGTAGCCGACTGGGAAAAGACAAAAGCGGATGCGGCGCACGACAGCCCACTCAATATCAATCCACTGAAGCTGGATACCCTTAGCATTGATCCAACGAAGAACGATCGCGATTCGCCAAATCCTAAGCAGGGTCATCTGCATCTCAATAGGAAATTGAAACACTATGCTCGTGTCGATGAAGCTCGTAAGTCTGCTTCTGGTCAGGACTCGCGCGATGCTGGCGATTCGAATATCATATATCAAATGCGCAAGACTATCAATTCTCGCGGTGAACATGAAACCGAGTTTACTGATGGGCATAAGATGCACGTTTCTATTGCTGACGCAAAGAAGCTTCTTGCTAGATACGAAACTCTTAGGCTTCCAAACGATAAGCTTCGATTCACAGTTATGGCGGCCTCGAGCATGAAGAACTTCAAGGATATTCTTGCTAACGGTCTTCCGAAAGAATCTAAGAAAAAGATATCTCTTGGTGGAAAATCTGTTAAGGAATTCTATATGGGGACAGGACGCAATCGTACTATTGCTCCATATCCACAAGATTCTGATGAGCCGCCGGGTACTCGTCGCGTTGCAGAAGCAGCTAAAGACGAAGAGCGTCCAGAAGATCCAAATCGTTCGCGTCCTCTGAGACAAAAGCTCGATTTGCTTTTGCGCCTAGGATTGGCTGATAACGACGAGCTTCAGAAGTATCGTCGTGCGTTGCGTTCTAGTAAGAAGCAAGCACTGCAGAGTCCAGAAATGCGTGAGAAGCTGGCCGATCTTTTAGATAAGCTAATCGACCTCACTACGCAAGATCCTGCGACATATTCTCGTGTTCGCTATCGTGTCATGACGAAAGAAGCCATTTCTCTTATAAACAAAGCTGAAAAATCTGGCATTGATGTTAACATCCTCGCAGAAGTTTTTGCTCGAGGCTTAATCGTAAATCATGACGTGAACGAAGCATTCAGCCGCGTGAACTCATTCGTTGCTGGTGGAAAAGCTGTTGAGATGGATAACGATCTGAATGAAAAGGTCGATCTTCCGCAAAAGTATCGTGCTGGATTGTCGGACAAAACTGCAGCAGCTAGGAAGGCTCACTTTGATAGGGCTGATAAGTTGTCCGACAGCGATCCTCGCGCATACGAGCCGGCTCCAGGTGATGCTACTGCAAAAACTAAACTATCTAAGCATACTATAAAATTTAAGAAGATGTACGGAGAAGGAACTATTGACGAAAGCTCAGAAACTGGTTTAGCTGCAAAGGCTAAGAAGTCTGGTATTTCTATCGGGACGCTGCGCAAAGTTTACAATCGTGGCATGGCTGCGTGGAACTCTGGACATCGTCCTGGTACAACTCCGCAACAATGGGCTATGGCTCGCGTAAATTCTTACATCGGTAAAGGTAAGGGAACTTATCATGGAGCCGATAAAGATTTGCGCGAAGATTCTGTTGATGAAGCTTGCTGGGATACGCATAAGCAAGTAGGAATGAAGAAGAAAGGGAATCGTATGGTTCCTAACTGTGTTCCGAAAGAAGAACATATTAACGAAATGCCAAGCGTTCGTTCTAGTTCTAAAGGTAATCTGAAAGGTCGTTTATACGATCCTAACAAATTTTACCATCAGACCGGATATAGATTAAAGAGTTATCGTAAGCCTGGAGAAACGTCTAAGGCTCAGGATAAACAAACATTAGATACACTAATGAAAGACTTTAAGGGTAAGGTAAGCGTTCTTCCACCAGGGAAAAAGACTGCAAAGTCCATGATTCGCCCAAGAGACTATATGAAACCCAATCTTGCTTCGCGCGTCACTGAGCAAATGTCAGCCCATAAACATCCTACAGGTAAAGTTCCTTATGTTGATATTCCTAATAAGGAAATTCGCGACAGGCTTTCAAAATCTGTCAAGTCGGCGAGCGAATCTACTATTAATGAAATACAGCGTAGAGCCGATGTTAAGATAGTTAAAGTTCGTATGCCTGATGGGACGACGAAGTTCCGTAAAGAAAGAACAACGACAAGCGTTCAGGACGAATCATACACCGGATCAGAGCCTACTTCATCTAATCCGAATGATCCAACAAATCGTTTAGTTGGTACTGATGCGATTCGTAAAAATTATGAGAATGCTACACCAGGACAAGGTTCTAACACAAAAAAAAAGATAGTAGGTTTTCGTGAACATAATAGTTTGGATGAATCATTTTCTGCTGGATTTGAACTCGCTCCACTAGCTCATGATTATGGTATTGCTTTTGAGTCTGGATTTAAATATCATCCATCTGTGCAAGAACAATTAGATGATATTGAAGAAGCTACATATAAGGGGAAAACTGTTCCTCTTAATAAACCTATGTCTGGAGATGTTAAGAAGTCTAAAGTATATGTTGATCCAGATGGCGATGGTAAAGCTCAAAAAGTAAATTTTGGTGATAAGACATTAAGTATTAAAAAAGGAATTCCTGCGCGCAAGAAATCATACTGTGCTCGTTCTAGCGGACAGGGTAATCTAACTGATAAAACTAAAGCCAATTATTGGTCACGTAGAGCATGGAATTGTTAAGGAGAAAATGAAATGGATGTTATTGTAACCGTTATTATTATTGCTGCTCTTGGTTATGCTGCTTGGAAATTTTGGCCAAAGGCTGATGTAAACAAAGACGGAAAAGTTGACGCAGATGACGCAGTTGAAGTAGTAAAGAAAACTACAACGAGAGCTAAGAAAGTTGTAGACAAGAACGCAACTAAGATTGCGTCTAGATCAAAGAAGGTCGAGAAGTAATATGGAAGAGTTAGTAGAAGCACTTAAAAAAGTACAAGCGACTAGTTTTTCGTTTTATTTAAAAGCGCATAACTATCACTGGAATGTTGAAGGGTCTAGCTTTTCAGAATATCATACCTTCTTGGGTGATCTCTACGCAGAAGTATGGGGTGCTGTTGATTTGATTGCAGAACATATTCGAGTTTTGGATGCTTATGTTCCAGGATCGCTTACACGTTTTCAGCAGCTAACTTCGATCGAAGATGAGTTGAGTGTTCCTTCTAGTCGTATGATGATGGCTAAGTTGTTTGCTGATAATCAGCGCGTCATTAATGATCTTATGGCAGCTCATCGCATAGCTGATGCTGTCGGTAAGCGTGGGATTGTTAACTTCCTTGAAGATCGTATTGATGTTCACGAAAAGCATGCGTGGATGCTTCGTTCGTTTACTAAGGGTGAATAATGGCTCAATTTAGAACTGATCAGCTTAGATATCTGAATAATGGTAACACTGTATTTGAAGTGTCGATGAAGGCTGATCAGTATGGTGCTATCGAGCGTAATGCGGAGTTTACAAGTAAGAATCGTATAAAAGTTTCAACATACGAAACTGTATTCTTCAATACGTTTCAATACGGTAAAGAAACTGATGTATGGGACGAGTTAACGGCCAACGGTGGTTCTGCCGTTCATAACGCTAATACAAATATGGTTGATATGTCTGTATCTAGCACATTAGGTTCTAAAATTACTAGACAGTCTAAAAATGTTCAGCGTTATGTGCCGGGGCGCAATTCGACCGCAACATTTGCTGTTCGTCTTCAAACCCCTGTTACAGGTATTCGTCGTAGGTTTGGATTGTTTGAAGAAGAAAATGGATTTTTCTTCGAAGATGCTGGTGTAATCGGTGCTGATGGATTACCTGAATATAATGTTGTTGTGCGTTCGAAGGTTACAGGTGTAGTTTTAGAAAATCGTATCCCTAGAAGTCAATGGAATGGTGATAAGTTAGATGGTGCAGGTCCAAGTAAGATTGTTGCCGACGCTACAAAACAACAAATTATTAATTTTGAATACGAGTGGTATGGCGCTGGCCAAATCGCTATAGGATTCGTAATTAATGGATTTAATCATGTTGTACACACATTTAATCACGCCAATCTTAATGATCTTCCTTGGGCTTCTACTCCATTCTTACCTATTCGAATGGAAATTGAAAATTTAACAGGTGTTGCAGGCACTCACTACATTTATCAGGGTTCAAATAGTATAATCTCTGAGGGTGTTCCTGATATTCTAGGTATCGCAGAATCTATATTGTCGCCTATTACGGGAACAGTTATGACTGCAGCCAACTTATGGTATCCAATTTTAAGTTTGAGATTAAAAGCTACTGCGCTTAAAGGTATCGTATTGCCAACTTCTTTTCAGGTCGTTACTGAAGATAATACTACGATTTACTATAAAGTTTGTCGTAACACAGTTATCGGTACTGGTGGTTCTGCGTGGACTAATCATCCTTCAGTTGATGCGTTTACTCAATATCAAACATACACTTCACCAAGCGCAATATCAGAAGTTAATAATGGTATAGCCATAATATCAGGATTTGTTTCGGCTGGTAGTGCTGCGGTCATTGATCTTAATGCAGACGCTGCTAATCAGATCGGTAGAAGTTCGCTGGGTACAGTCAGCGACACAATAACTATTTTGTGCGCTAGTAGCGGTACAAATAAAGAAGTCATTGCTGCGCTCACTTGGATCGAACAGAGATAAGGGGAACAAATGTCATATCGTACGTTAGAAAACACTATTCGAGATGCCGCTCAATCGAAGACCAAAGATAAAGAAGTCAAGCTTCGTGAAGAAGTTGACGACGAAGGCAATATGGCTAAGGGCGAGCTTCGCATGATCGCTTCTCGCGCGCAGGAAATCATTTCTATGCTTGACGACAATTCTCAGCTTGAGGGTTGGGTACAGAGCAAGATCACTAAGGCTGAAGATTATATTAACTCAGTTTATGACTATATGAAAGGTCAGAAGGGAAACTAACATGTCAATCAATCAAAAACATTTTGGCCTCAGCGATTCGCTGGTGAACGCAGTAAACGAAGCTCTCCATCCTAATCAAAAGAAGCTAGACGTAGCAGAGCCAAAGGGTAAACTTGACGCTGCAGATTTCAAGAAGCTGCGCGGCGAAGGTGCGAAGCCAGATTTCCTTGATCTCGATAAGGACGGCAATAAGAAAGAGCCTATGAAGAAGGCTTCAAAAGAAATCAAAGAAGATGATGCTCATTTTGCGCAGCAGTCTAAGAAGATGCAGGATGCTATCAATCTTCATCTTCGTAAGGGTAAGTCATATGCAGACGCAGTGAAAGCAGCTAAGGTGCATGTAAAAGAAGAAGCTGAAATCGAAGAAGGTTTCGTTGTTCGTTACAATAATCCTAAGTCTGAAAAGCATGGTAGCGAAAAACATTTCGATGATCAAGTAGCTGCTAAAAAACATGCTGCTCGTGGTAATCTTATAGATAAAGTTGGTGGTAAGTATACTGTCCATAAAACTAATGAAAAAGGTCATGATGTGAAAGAAGAAGCTCTTGATGAGAAAGCCGTTTCTCAGGCTCAACAGAAAGCTGCTGGGGCTGCTCTTGCTACTCAGCGCGGTGAGTATGCTGGCGGTAAGAAGGGCGGAGCTGTAAATCGTATGGCTCTCATGAAAGCTGCAGAACTTCGCAAGATCGCTGCTACCAAGCGCACGGGTCTTCCTATGCGCAAAGAAGAAACTGAGCAGGTTGATGAACTCTCGAAGAACACACTATACAGCTATGGACACAAAGCTGATAAACAAATCGTAAGAACAAATGTTATGGGTGTTGCTAAGAGAACTGGCGGGGTTGGTGTGAATAGAGGCGCGCTTAAACTTAAGAATAGAAAAGCTGGATCAGAATTAGCCTTCAAAAAAGCTCAGAAAGCTCAGGAAGAAGTCGAAGTCACCGAAGCTGATGATGCAGTATCAAAGCAAATTGCTGCTAAGAAAGATGCTATGAAGAAGCAGATTCAGCAAAAGATTGCTCAGAAGCAAATGAATGTGTTACAGCAAAAAGCTCAAAAGAAAATACAAACGATTAAAGCTGGAACAGAAAAGTGTTCATGTGATTCTACTAATGAATCAAAAATGAAGTGCGAAGTTCATGGCGGAAATATGAACGGGATTAAGGGCGGTAAAGAAGCGATTGTAGTCAATCCGCCACTGCGCGAAGCTGAAGATCTTCCAAAGAAGGTAATCACAAAGGGTCACGAAATCGCCAAGTCGCTGATTAAGAATCGTGCGAAGGTTCGCGAACCATACGCCGTTGGTATGGCCACAGCTAAGAAATCAGCTGGCATTAAAGACTAAATAGGATAACTTAAGAAAAGGAGTGCAAATCATGGCACAATGGTCAATGACGGATAATGCTAACGGCGCACCAAGTTGGGCTAATACTACGCTCAATCTTGCTAAGAACAGAAACGAGTTGTTCGGTAACACAACAATCGGCACTTCTCGTGCCAACGTAGCACTAGGAACTTTTGGCGTAAGCACAAGCGAAATGGCTTACGGTAACACAGCCAGCACAGAATCTGATAATATTCCACATGCTGGCTGGGTTCTTCGTACACAAGGTCAAGGCGGCCGCGCCGGTCGTGTTCATTACGAAGTTCTTGTTGCTGCTTCTTCTATCGCTAATGATGCTGGCGGTGGTGGCGAAGCTCTCGACGATACGATTCTTCCCGAATAATATATCTGGAGTCGCTAGATGTCTGATAAAAAAGTATCACAACTTACAACACTGACTAATCCGGCGGCTCCAGATCTGCTTATGATCATTGATGATCCGAACGGCACACCAGTATCAAAGAAGATATCTCTTAAAACTTTTTTTGGTGCAGTCCCTTCGAATACATCAATAAGCGGAAATTTATTACCAGGATCAAACAACACATACTCCATTGGTTCTTTGACGAATCAGTGGAGAAGCCTTTATGTTAGCAATAATACAATCTATATAGGCGGTAAATCTTTAACAATTGCAAACAATGGTGGACTTATTGTTAATGGTTCTGTCGTGGGTAATTCATCGCCTGTTACTCCTAACACGGGTGTTTTGAGATTCTCCGGAAATATTATTACTACGGCACAAACTAATACAGACGTTTATGTTAGACCAAAATCTGGCGGAAGTCTATTACTACCTACAACTGTATTTGAAGATTTTATTACTACTTCTACAGCCGTTTGGTTTCGTGACGCGAACACGTTTGGTAAATATAGTGGCTCTGGTAATTCATCAATATATCTTGATCTAGCTTCGTTAAACAATGAAAATGGTAATTTCGTAATCAAAGGCGACGGGAGATTCAAATATAAATCGAATGATCAAGTAGCCATCGCCAATACTCTATTTGGACAAGTTATTATTCGAACTGAAAATAATGATAAATATATCAAACTTCATAATTCTTTAGAATATTTAGATGGTATTGAATTAAGAACAGATGATCATCCTATAGTTATTGGTCCAAACAATTATTATTGGACGTTTACTCCGCAAGGAAATCTGAATGTTCCTTCTACTGCTAAAATTATGTTTAATAACAACACATCAATTTCTGCAATAACTGGTCCGTTTGCGAGTGATTTGGCTGCAAATTCAGGTGGTGTTGCGTTAAAATCTCTTTACTACGACGCGTCTGGTAATATTAAAATTAGATTAACGTAAGGATTATTAAATGGCTGATAGAAAAGTTACACAGCTACCGACGTTGACGACTACGGCTGCGCCGGATCTGTTGGTGATTGTCGATGATCCTAATGGTTCTCCTGAATCCAAAAGTATTACTGTAAAGAATTTCTTTGGTGCGATTCCATCAAACACTTCGTTTAACGGTTCTACGTTAACGGTTCGTGCGCGCACAACAACTACAGCAAACGTAAATGTAACTAAGACTCTGACTGCAAATATATTGAATGTAACACTAGGTTCTACTCCAGGATCTAACAATGCGACTGTTGTTGGTATGGCTATAGGCGAAATGCGATTCACTAATAGCCATGTCTATATCGCTGTTAATGCAACAACGATTAAGCGCATTGCATTGAGCACATTCTGATGAGCATCGAAGCATCAGGATACCTCATTGCTAAAGCAGCAGCAGCAGCCGGCGGTTTGTTCGGAGGATTAGCAATGTTCGCATTCATGAAACCGAGAAGCATCTTGGATGCAACAATTCGTGGCGGCGTATGCACTGGTAACGGAATTATATTTTCACCGATCTTATGTTCTTACATTGGATCAAATTGCTCACCAGATCATCTTTTAGCCGGCGGCGCATTTATTGGATTTATGACATGGGGTGTGCTTTCTATGACAGCACGATTTTTCATCAAGGCAGAAGCGGCCAATATTGATATCGTGGAGGCCGCTAAAGAAATTAAAAAGTGAAATGAAGGTAACATTGGACGATAACAATTTTTTTCTTTATGCTGCGCGCAACTATAATAATCCGTGTGTAGATGACATAGAATTTATGGAAGATCTAGGTAGAATCAAAAATCTTCGTAGATTATTCAGTAGATATGAACGTCGAGGTGAATTGAAAGAACGACTTATATTAAATCATCTTATGGTATTGTATAATGTATTCGATCATAAAGCTATGACGCGCATGTTAGCGTTTAGATTATATGATCATTTGCATTTACTGAAGCCGTTCTTAATGCTTCTCAATTATTGGCCTGAGCGCATAGAAGACATCGGAACCGATTGCGAAACGATTAGATCCAGCGATATCATTATGGATATGCGAGTCGTAGACGTATTGAGGAAAATTTAATGAAAAGTCTTAAAGAGTTATCGCCACAACTTGTAGGCAAAGTAAATAAAGCTAGACTCTATAAGCCTAGTAAGACTCCTGCTGCATCAAAGACGTTAGATGTTGCGGTTAAGAAGGCTTGGTTAAAATCTAAAGTTGGTATCGTCAAAGAAGATGCTCCAGCTAATGCTACTGGTCCAGCTGTTGCAGGGACTGATGGCAATGTGCACTGGAGTAAGCGTCAGCCTAAAATCGGAGCTAAAGGTAAGATAAAGAAATACGGTCAGCCTATGGTATTTAAGGCTATAGTCCGTCGCAAAAACGTGAATGAATCGATTGTTTATTATAAGACATCAAATAAGCATCGAGGCTGATCATGGGATTAAAAATAAAACTAATAATCGCGTGTGTTTTATTTACAGTCATGACAAGCGGATATTTTTACATTATGGCTCTTCAAGGTAAATTGGAAGCCGCTGCAGAAATTCAACAACGAATGGAGGGTGTCATCACTCAACAGAAAATCGTTCTTGATAAGCAGCAAGAAGACGCTCGTAAGATGCAAGATCTCAACAATGAAATGTCAAGTAAGTTTACAGAAACTCAACGCGAAGTGTCTGAGCTTAGTCAGAAATTCAATAATCGTAATTTAGCCGGATCTTCGCTTAAGAATCCGGAAGAATACGAAATCAAAATTAATCGTGGCACAAAAGATGCTATGCGTTGCAATGAGTTGATCACAGGTTCACCCTTGACAACTGCCGAAAAAACTGGTAAAGTAAAGAATGGAATTTGCGCTGATCTAATCAAAGGATTAGGCATCAAGGAAAATAATCCATGAACAAATTACTGCTAATGTTACTATTAATATTTCCTACACAAACATTGGCTGAAACTCAAATACAAAATAGATCTTTATTGTGCGTAGATTTTCAACAATTAAAAGGAATTCTAGACAAGTTTGAAGAATTACCGACAGTTCATGGTATATCAACTTCTATGATAGATGGAATTGCTAGAAAATTTTCTATGGTTATCTTTGTTAATGCGACGAATAGAACATATACAATCGCTGAAAAAATATCAGAAACTGGTTATTGTATTGTTGCAATGGGTAACAATATGGAACCGGTACCACAAGGAATGCCAATTCAATTAGAAAAAGAAAGCGACGAAGGAAAATAATCCATGAATAAATTGATTTTTGTTTTGTTTGCTATAGGGTTAAGTGGCTGCTCCGAAACAGCTAGGATTATTGATAAGCCTGTTCTTTATGAGCGTTCTCAGCTTGTCGTGCCTATTGTTGCGCCTGTTAGCCAATCAAATATATCGTGGACTATAATCACGCCTCAGAACTACGAGGCTAAGGTTAAAGAAATAGAATCTAAGGGAGGTAATGCAGTCCTATTCGCATTAACGCCACAAGGCTATCAGAATCTTTCGATGAATGTTGCAGAGTTGCGAAGATATATTCAGCAACAGCAATCAGTCATTATAGCCTATCAAAAATACTACAAGACAGAAACCCCTCCACAGAAAAGATAAATCTTGACAACTTCCCTCATATTGATTATAATGAACTTATGTTTGTTGACGATACTTCGAAACAATTAACGCCTTTAGATTTATGAAATGATGTGCGATGGGAACTATAACTGATCACAAATATATTGGGATGATATCCCACAAGCTTCTTCTGTTCAAGAAGAAGTCTGATAGGATCTATAATTTTAGATGCCCATTTTGCGGCGACTCTCAGAAAAATAAACTGAAAGCTCGTGGGTATATGTTTGAGAAATCAGGCGGACTGATTTTTAAATGTCATAATTGTGATGTGGGTACTAATCTAGGTAAACTCATTGATCTAGTTGATCCCGGTCTATCTAAAGCCTATAGATTAGAATCCTATAAAGATCGCGTCGAGGCTGGTAAACCCGAAGAGTTTATTATCCCTCGTGCAGAAGTCGCTAGACCAAAAATCATTCTAGATGAATTGCTTCCGCGGTTAGACGAACTTCCTCTTCATCATCGAGCAGTCCAGTATGTAAAAGATCGTCGTATCCCAAAGGATCGATGGAATGATCTGTACTATGCTCGTGATATGAAAATCCTAGAACAACTAAATCCCGCATACGAAGGACGACTCACGTCGGACGAAAGGCTTGTTATCCCATTCCGTCGCGAAGATGGATTGCTTACGGGTGTTACTGGTCGTTCTATGGGTAGCTCCACACTGCGATATGTCACGGTAAGGATCACTGATGATCCCTTGATATATGGATTAGATCGGATCGTTCGTGGTAAAAAAATATATATTACAGAAGGTCCGATTGATAGTATGTTTCTTCCAAATTCTATCGCCGCTGGAGGCACGGACTTTGCTAGAGCGCTATATAACGTAGCAGGTGAGGAAGCTATCCTCATCTTTGACAATCAGCCGCGAAACAAACAAGTAGTAAAGCGAGTTGAATCATTTGTTAGTCGTGGATATGCTATGGTAATTTGGAATTCAACCTGGAATTATAAAGACATCAATGATGCTATTTTATCTGGATGTAGCGTTCCCGCGATTGAAGACATACTAAATAAATCCACGTTTAAGGGTCTTGCTCTTAAGCTCGCTATCCGAGACTGGAAAAAATGTTAACACAGAAACGATTTCTGTGATCAGTATTATTTTGTCCGCATTTATAAGAAAAAAATGGAGTCATCTATGTCTAACAACTATCTTCCCACCCAATATCAACAATACATTCATAAGTCACGATATGCTAGATGGTTGTATGACGAGAATCGCCGCGAGACGTGGAGCGAAACAGTTTCGAGATATTTTAATTTCTTTGAAGAGTTTCTTAAAGAAAATAACGGATACACTCTTGATCCGAAGATCAAGGCTAAACTAGAAGAATCAGTTTTGTCGCTGCAGACGATGCCATCGATGCGTTGTCTTATGACGGCTGGCGAGGCTCTAAAGAGGGAGAACGTCGCTGGATATAATTGTTCTTACGTTGCTGTTGATAATCCCCGTTCGTTTGATGAAATCCTTTATATCCTAATGAACGGCACTGGTGTTGGATTCTCCGTTGAATCTAAGTCTACTGAATTGATGCCTATTGTAAATGACGACTTTCATGATTCTGATACTACCATAATGGTCGCTGATAGCAAACTCGGATGGGCTAAGGCTCTTAAGGAATTAATTCAGCTTCTCTACAGCGGGCAGATTCCTCGCTGGGATGTTTCTAAGGTTCGCGCAGCTGGTGCGCCGCTCAAGACTTTCGGCGGACGAGCTTCTGGTCCTGCGCCGCTCAACGATCTATTTCACTTCTGTGTGAATACTTTTAGAAAGGCTGCTGGGCGCCGCCTCACAACCTTGGAGTGTCACGACATTGTTTGCAAAATTGCTGAAATTGTTGTTGTCGGTGGCGTTAGGCGCTCTGCTCTTATTTCCCTATCCGATCTATCTGATGATCGTATGCGTGTCGCTAAGTCTGGTGAATGGTGGAAAGATAATATACAACGCGCTCTTGCAAATAATTCCTTTGTAGCAAAAGAGCAGATTGATGTTGGTATCTTCATGAAGGAATGGTTATCGCTCTATGAGTCCCATTCTGGCGAGCGTGGGATCTTCTCGCGCGCAGCCGCGAAGAAACAGGTCGCGCGATTTGGTCGTCGTGATCCTAATTATGAATTTGGTACAAATCCATGTTCCGAGATTATCCTCCGTAATCGTGAATTTTGCAATCTAACTGAGGTCGTCGTTCGCGGAGATGATACAGCCGCTACACTAAAAGAAAAGGTGAGAAATGCAACCGTACTTGGAGTTTTTCAATCTACTCTCACAAACTTCAAATACTTATCCAAGAAGTGGAAAGAGAACTGCGAAGAAGAGCGTCTTCTCGGCGTTTCGCTCACAGGCATCATGGATAATGAATACACGAATGGTAAGAAGGGTGATCTCGAAAAGCTCTTAAACGAACTTCGCGAAGTATCTCAAGAAACCGCAAAGGAATGGGCTGAAAAGATTGGTATTCCAGTTTCAGCTGCTATCACCTGCGTCAAACCTTCTGGCACAGTTTCGCAGCTGGTCGACGCAGCTTCTGGTATTCATGCTCGGCACAGCCCATACTATGTTCGTACCGTTCGTGCGGACAAGAAAGATCCGCTCGCTAAGATGATGATCGATATGGGTTTCCCCGCTGAAGATGATGTCACCAAGCCAGATCACACATATGTATTCTCTTTCCCGATCAAGTCACCTGAAGGTGCAATCTATCGTAAGGATATGTCTGCTATTGAGCAACTTGAATTGTGGCTCGCATATCAGCGTCACTGGTGTGAACATAAACCATCCATCACTGTGTCTGTGAAAGAAGAAGAATGGCCTACTGTCGGTGCATGGGTGTGGGAACACTTCGATGAAATGAGCGGCGTGTCTTTCCTACCTTTCTCTGATCATACGTATCAGCAAGCTCCGTATCAAGACTGCGATCAATCGACATATGAAACTCTTTTGGCTAAGATGCCTAAGGACGTTGATTGGGCCAAGCTCGCAGAATATGAGCGTCAAGATATGACTATCGGTTCACAGGAATTAGCCTGCGTTGCTGGAGGCTGTGAAATCTGATGAGTAAAGAAGTAGAAAAGAGAATCTGTAGTTATTGTGAATCAGACTATAAGCTAATGTATGATCTCGACAACACTTCTGGTCATCCGAAGTTTTGTCCTTTCTGCGCTTCTGATGTTTATGAAGAACAGATAGAAAGCGAAGATGAGGATGAATAGTGAAATGGAAATAGCATGCAAAGTATCAAGGAACGCTACGAACTCCTAGAACAAAAGATTCAAGCTATTCGTGAGAATCTTCATCTGATCAATAGCGAAGAGCTTGAACTTTCTGTAAAGACCATGGAAGAATATGAAGTGATTCTGAAGCAAATAGAAGATCTGTATTCCGACCAGTTGTAACAACTATATAAGTTCATGAGTTATGAAAACCCGTGGACTTTTGATGGGAAAGTATTCGACAGTGAAGATATCAGCGACTCGTATGGGTTCATATACATTATCACCACTCCTGACGGTCAGAAGTACATCGGTCGAAAGTACTTCTGGTCCGTCAGGAAAGTTAAGGGTAAATCCCGTCGTCAACGATCCGAATCTGACTGGAAATCCTACTATGGTTCCAGTGAAGTCCTCAAAGCTAAAATCAAACAATCAGACAAACCTTTGTTCAAGCGAGAAATCATCTCGTTACACAGTACAAAGGGACGCGTAAATTTTGAAGAAGTGCGCGAGCAGTTCGCCCATGAAGTATTGGAACGGGATGATTATATAAATGACAACATTAATGGTAAGTGGCACAGAAGCCCAGAACACATCAGAAGCAAATCAAGATTCTCTGCCCTCGCATCTAGGCGGGCATTTAAACAAGACACATAATGATAGAGGGACCTTGACATATTGCATAAATCAGTTTAAGATTAAGTCATTCCTTGATGTTGGGTGTGGTCCTGGCGGAATGGTCGCGCTCGCGAGCATGCGTGGGCTTGAATCAGTTGGTATCGATGGTGACTGGGAAGTTCCGAAAGAAGATGATACGAATATCGTTATCCATGATTTCACCAATGGTCCTGCTCCCCTTGATCGCGACTTCGATCTGGGTTGGTCTGTAGAGTTCTTGGAGCACGTAGAGGAAAAGTACATGCCGCATTATATGGCTGCGTTCCAACGCTGTCAGATCGTGATTGCTACTGCTGCTCCTCCTGGCTATGCTGGTCATCATCACGTGAACTGTCAGACCCAAGAATACTGGCATAACAAGTTCGACGAATATGGATTTACTTATGATCCAGTTCATACTGAGATTATTCGTAAAGAATCTTCGATGCAGAAACCCTTCCTACAGCGCACTGGAATGTTCTACGTCAATCGCGCTTTTCCTAAGAGGTAACGAAATGAATTATGTTTCGAATGGTACAAAACCAACAACTGTAAACGAACAGATTGTTTATGACGAAGGTCTTCGTCATTTTATGTTGAGTGTTTATAACAACATGACGATTTCACTTGCGATCAGTGGTGCTATCGCTCTGTTTGTTTCCATGAGCCCAGGTCTAATGTCCGCGATTTGGGGATCGCCGCTCAAGTGGGTAGTTATCTTCCTACCTCTTGTCATGAGCCTCGGATTTACTTTCTTAGTAGATAAGATCAGTTCTAGTACTGCACGAACGTTTCTTTTCGTCTTTGCAGCAGCTATGGGTCTTAGTCTCAGTTCGTTGTTTGCTATCTTTAAGATGGGTAGTATCGTTCAGGTATTCTTCATCACAGCCGCAACATTCGGTGCTGCGTCGCTTTATGGATATACGACCAAGCGTGATATGACGAACATCGGTTCGTTTCTTATCATGGGTGTGATCGGTATCTTAATTGCCAGCGTCGTCAATATCTTTCTACAGAGTTCGATGTTTAGTCTTATCATCTCTTGCCTTGCAGTTTTAATCTTTACTGGATTGACTGCATATGATACTCAAGAACTAAAAAATATCTATGATAGCCAGTATGATGAAGAGATGGAAAAGAGCGGTGTTATTGGTGCTCTTGGTTTGTATATGAACTTCATCAATATCTTTGTGCATCTTCTGCAAATCATTGGAGATAAAAAAGAATGAGTGATACTCCTATTAACATTTTCGTAGGAACTTCTTCTAACAACGAAGATTCTGAAGCTGAGATGGTGTTGGAGTATACGCTTCAAAAGAACACTAAGCATCCTTTGAATATCACTTGGATGCGTCAGACTAACGATGAAGATAGCATCTGGAACGGATGGGAAACACAACGCTGGTCAACTCCGTTCAGTGGATTTCGCTGGGCTATCCCAGAAGCATGTGACTTTTCTGGGCGAGCCATCTATATGGACGTGGATCAACTGAATCTTCGCGACATCGGCGAGTTGTATAACATCGATCTACAAGGTAAGCCTCTGGCTGCTCGTAGAGGTGCACGATTTGGTGGACACGAGTTCTGTGTTATTGTTATGGATTGTGAACTCATGGGTAATCTTCTTATGCCAGCTGATCGTATGAAGCCTAATCCAGACGCACATCACAGATACATTGGTATGTTTTCTGGTACAGACTATACGTTAGATTTAGATCCGCGTTGGAATTGTCATGATGGCGACAACTTAGATCTTGACAACATCTGGCACTTACACTATACTAAGATGAGTACCCAACCTTGGAAACCTGCTTGGTTCACTGGCGTAGCCGAAGAGCATCCTCGTCAGGATCTCGTTAAGCTATGGTTTGATATGCGCGCAGAAGCAACGGAAAATGGATTTTCTCCCCGCATCAATCCTGAACCATTTGGCGAATATAACATCATTGGTAGATAATGAAACTCTTTGCGTCATGCGATACTAAGTATCTAAACATTCATGCGCCGGCGCTTATCGCGTCGGCTGCACATCACCGCAATTCTATTCACATTAATGTTTGCGGAGCGGCTAACGGGGATAGAGATTTACTAGATCATCTATGTTCTCAGTTTTCTAAAATTGCTGGCGATGACGTAGGAGATATGACGTGGAGTATGTCAACTCCGATGGTTTACGATGAGAAGGCCATAGACGCTCAACGTACTGCGTATGCGTGCGATCGCTTTATCATTGCTCCTATTATTATGGAACAGCATAAACAAGACTTGCTGATCATCGACACTGATTGTTTAATCATGGATCACATCGAACCTATTCGTAACGATCAAGTGGGTTTGTTTTTGCGTCCGTCTTTGCCTGGCGTGCAGGGATGGGAAATCGCTGGAACTCGCGTAGCCGCTGGTGCTGTATTCGTTTCTTGTGATGCGCTTCCGTTCCTTCATACTGTTGCTGCGCGCATTAAGAAGGGTCCTATGAAATGGTTCCTAGATCAGGTCGCTTTGAATGAAGCATATCAAGCGCATGTTACAGAATATCGCTTTAGATATTTCGACGAACATTTTATGGATTGGGAGTTCCTACAGGGGACTACGATCTGGACTGGAAAAGGAGATCGGAAGTATGAGAATTCAACATATCTCACAAAGAAAAATGAATTTGATAGGATGATTCGATGAGAAAGATTGTTATTCTATTCCCACGATTGGATGTTGCGTTTAAAGAAGGACATGTATCAGAAGCTCGTGGCCCTATTGTTCCGATTCGTCTGCACTGGCAAGCTATGGGAAACATGCTACTAAATCATCATCGCGTTAAAGGCGATGACGTCAGATTCATTGAAAAGCCTTTGTGGCAGTTCACGCCCGAGTTCGCAGAATCGTTAGAAGCTGATATCATATACATTCCACATAAGTCAACAGACACGTTCCCTGTAAAGAACAAGGAAGTTCGATACTATATGCAGAGCGTGTTCCCTTGGCAATTCTATATTGATTCAAAGGGATTCGCAGGAGGAGCTTCTCGATATCCGTTTGTTTCCGATCTCATCGGAGGAAACTTCTATGATCTGATGGTTTCTCGAGCTAAAATGGGCGAGAGTAAATTCGAGCAACCTGCTAAGAAAAATATCAGTCTCCCTGCAGACTTTGTGTTTTTCCCGTGTCAGATTCCTCATGACGAAACGATCAAGTATCATTCTGATTTCACCGTCGAGCAAGCTCTTGAAGCGACTTGTATTGCTACGCTAGAGCTAAATATACCACTGTATGTTAAGGGACACCCAGTCAATCCTATGAGCATGGTCAATCTTATGGCTATTGCGACTAAATACAGACACACAAGATGGATCGAAGACGTTAACATTCATGATATAATTCCTCATGCGCGAGCTGTCGTTGTGGTGAATTCTGGAACTGGTATGGAGACGCTACTACATAAGCGTCCGATTGTCACTTTCGGACGTTGTGAATATGATTGTGTGAGTAATAAGGCTACGACTGACAATATCGTTGAGATTCTCAGGAATCCTGTGTTCAACGAGAAAGAAGTACGAGCGTTTTTCGCGTCGTGGTACGAATGGACTTACGACACAAGAAGCAGTAAATCTTTTGAACATCTTTAGGAGAATCTAATGGCATATTGGGGTTTTCATCTGGTACTAGATTGCGCGGAACTTGACAACGCAGCAATTACCAGCTATGATACTATCTACGCTTTCGTCAAGCGACTAGTCAAGGATATTGATATGGTTGCATATGGCGAGCCGCAAATCATAAACTTCGGTTCAGGTAATAAGGCTGGATACACTCTTGTCCAGCTTATCGAGACGTCAAACATCTGTGCTCATTTTGTACCAGATGATGGTATGGGCGGAAACGCAATGTATCTTGACGTTTTCTCCTGTAAGGAGTATGATGATCAGACTGTTATCAATCTGGTTAAGGAATACTTTGGCGCTAAGTATGTGCGCCCAACGTATCTGACGAGACAAGCGTAAATAGGGATATCATATAGTGGCATTTTTAAATCATGATATACCTACGATTACATGTTTGATGCGTAATGAGTATCTATATAATCATAAGAAGGGTCATGGTGAATTTACTCCAGCCGACGTTCATAGTGTTGCTTGTATCGAAAAGAGAGTTCCTCTATTCGAAGCGTTTCTGGAAAATGGTGTCAACTGGACTCGTAGGCCTATCAATGCGTTTTGTTGGAAGAAGGACGCTCCAGTCCGCCCACTAACAGAACACATTTACTGGGATTGTTTGAGCCAGTATCCTGATGTTCATGTGAGGTCGAGGTTAGCAGGTTTGCGAGCCAAACTCCTCACGCCGTCGAAGGAACAACGAGAAGGGATCTATCTGTTCACGATTGACTGGGCTCATGAGAATCGATCTATGCTCGACACTAACTTCGGCGAGACACCAGAGCATAAGTGTGGTCACGTATTCAAGATGGATGAAGGTAACTATTACATCTATCCGAACAACAGGATACTCTGGCATGATAATGCGTGGGTGTTCAGGCCGATCAACCATAACCCAGGTTATGAAATTGATACTACAATGTACACAGTAGAAAATATTCATAGGTTCGTTACTGACGATTCTTACATGACAGAGTTTAGAAAAGTTGAGTGATGAACAATAAAGATTGCGGGTGTAGCTCAGCGGTAGAGCTTCTGCCTTCCAAGCAGACTGTCGTCGGTTCGATCCCGATCGCCCGCTCCAAGATTCGCGAAGTACTAAATATAGTATTCGCGATAGGCTTCCTTTTATGGATGCCATTGACTGTAGGATTCTTCCTAATAATTTGTGATGCTCTCATCAACTAAGGAGAAAACATGAGAAATACAATCGCTGCACTCGCAGCAGTTTTTGGCGCGACTAGTGCTATGGCTGCCGACCTTCCTGGAAAGAGTGCTCCTGCTGCACCATCTCCTATTTTCGCTTCTAAGAGCTTTTATGCTGGCGTCAATGGCGGTGCGATCGTAACTGATGGTATCAACGTAAATGCACCATGGACTGTTGGTGTTGTCGGTGGATACAACATCACATCGATCGGACCAATCGGGATTGCTGCAGAAGGAACCTATGATTACACAAAGGGTAACACAAATGATGTTGCTGGTAATATCGTAGGCGGATATTCATTCGGGTCTATCACTCCTTACGCTCTCGTTGGCGTAGGCTATCGTTTCGCTGATATCAGAAACGAAGCTATCTGGAATGTAGGCGTCGGTGTTAAGGTTGCCGTGACATCTTCAATTGACGTCGATACTCGCTATCGTCGCGTAGATAATCTTGATCGTACCGGTGGTGAAGATCGTGTCACCGTAGGCGTGAATTACAAGTTCTAATGATTAGGGTTGCTCAAATATCGAGCGCCCTATCATTTCTAGCGGCTGGATTGTTGCTCTGGTGGGCCTACGGTCCAGCCGTTTTTTATTCCTTACTCACTACATCTTCGATGTGTTTCTAGTCTAGCTTATGTTGAAAATAGGCCTTGACAATCCACCGATAACCACCTATAATCAGTAATAGTAGGGGATTCCCCGTACTAGCTATAGCTTATAGTTAAGCCATAGCGCCTTAATCTTGACTATGGAGTTACCATGACCTTAGCTTATATTTACGCCACCTTCCAAGGCTTCGCTGAAGTTTCCGAAAAAATCGCGTACCTTCGTGAGCTTGAGCGTATGGGTTTACCCTACGAGCTTAACTATACGAGCTTGATCGCAGCTTGGGAAGCTCAGGCTTAACTGTAGGGAGTTCGTAACGAAAAATGATACAAAAAACATACAAAAAACTTCTAAAATCGTCGTTAGGGGCCTTGACAATTGTTCGCTTCCGTGATACAATCAATATAGTGAGTTGTTGCAAAGGAAGTTAATCGTGACTGTAGCCGATACGTTTCTCATAATGAGTCCTATGCTTGCGCTTGTGTTCGTAATGTTCGTAGGCTTCGCCGTAGTCCACTATATGGAAAATAAATCCTAAGGGCCCTTGACAATCGACCCACTACCACCTATTATTCATAATGTACCAAGTGAAAGGTTTATATCCCATGAAAGCCCAATTCGTATTCGACCTTCTCAAGACCAACAAGAATCGTTTCACCCCCGCTCAGCTCGAGACTGCTACGGGTTCCGCTCGGCGCGCTCGTCGCGCTTTGTTCCTTGCTCGCAAGACTGGGCTCGCGCTAGAAGCTGTCCGTGACGGCGGCAAAGCGATTGCCGCTTATGTTTTCAGCGGCGGGGCGCTGCCCGCGTTCTCCGCTCCCGTCGCTAAGGCCAAAGCCGCTAAGGCCTCGCCTAAGAAAGCTGCGGCCGCTAAGACTAAGGTTGTTGCTAAGACCAAGACTGTCAAGGCTTCGGTCAAGAAAGTTGTTGTCGACCATTCCGCTTCTAATAAGCTTGTCGATGCTATGATCGCCGAAGAAGCGATCAAGGCCAAGAATCTTGAGACTATGAAAGCTGTGTCCAAGCGCGAGAAAACTCTCCTCGACAAGATCAAGGAAGATACTCGCGCAGAGTTCAGCACCATGGAAGCTGAGTGGGAAGCTGAGGAAGCTGATCGTCGTGACGCCCGTACCGCTGTCCGCGAGAATCTTCCGAAGGAAGCCTACGTAGAATAGTCTTGGTTTAAAGTACCACGGGCCCTTGACAATCACGTCAGCCCGTGGTATCATTAAACTAAGATGAATGGAAATCGTGATGATTAAGTTGTCTAAGGCTTCTAAGATGCCAGCCAAGTCCTGGTCGTTGCAAGCACGCGAAACTTGCCCGGGTTCTGTTGATCCCGTCACGAAACAGGTAGTGGAAGTTTGCGCCGGCTGCTATGCGACCGAGGGTTTCTATGTTATGCCCGACGCGATCGCTCTCCGCGAGCATAATCGCGAAGACTGGAATCGAGCTGAGTGGGTTGATGATATGACTGCTACGCTCAAGAAGCAGAAGTTCTTCCGTTGGTTTGACTCTGGCGACGTATATCATCCTGCGCTTGCGTTCAAGATCTTTCTTGTGATGCAGAAGACGCCTGACACGAAGCATTGGATTCCGAGTAAGTCATACAAGATCCCGCGCATTCGCGCGATCCTTGAGCGTATGAAGACTCTGGATAACGTGGCTGTTCGCTACTCGTCCGACTCTATCAACGGCGAGTTTGATATGGATCATGGCTCGACGGTTATCCCGTTCGCTGATTCTGCGACGAGCGCGACCAAGGTATGTGACGCCTATGAGCGTAAAGGCAAATGCGGTGACTGCCGCGCTTGCTGGGACAAGGAAGTCGAGGTCGTTGCGTATCCTGCGCACGGTCGTCGTATGGGCAAGATGGTGAAGGAACTCGCAGCATGAAGTATATCGCAAAGCCTTATCTCAATAAGAATGCTGGACTGAAAGAGTTCGACGATATCGTTGCTGCTGTGTTGTATCTAGAAGCATACACCGGCTATAAGATGGATTTCGTCGTTAACAAGAAGACGAAGGAGAAGACTTATGACTGGGAACTCTGCGGAAAACTCCGCCGCGTCAAAGCGTAATCCTATCGCGCAAGATTTGCGCACGCCCAAATATCGTGCGCGTGTAGTGCGCTCACGCAAGCTATATAAAAGGAAAGGTCGCGTAGCTCAGCCGGATAGAGCAACAGCCTTCTAAGCTGTGGGTCGAAGGTTCGAGTCCTTCCGCGATCGCCACTTAACAACGGAGAAGAAAGTGACTAAGATAGTATATAATGCATGCTTCGGTGGTTTTGGGCTTTCTCCAGTCGCACTAAAGCGATATGCAGAATTAGCTGATCTCAGTTATAGCGAAGAAGTTTACGAAGGCGCAATGACGAAGTTCTTTGCTAGTATGCACGATAAGAATGGAGAATATGTTTCTGAGCGAGATTTACCGCGCACTGATCCTATTCTGATCCAAGTCATTGAAGAATTGGGTAAGAAAGCTAATTCGCGATTTTCCGATCTTCGGATCATAGAACTGCCAGCCGGCACTAAATATCGCATCGACGAATACGATGGCAGTGAATCAATCATGACCGTCGATCACTATGAATGGAGTGTAGCATGAAAAAGGTTCTAGCAGTATCAATTTTGGCTCTTGGGCTTACCGCTTGCACAGCCCGAGAACAACAGCTTGTTGCGGCTGGTGCGGTGGGCGTGCTCGCTGGTGCAGTCGTCGCTAATGGTGTGTCTGAATCAAATCATCACGCATATTATCAGCATCGCCCATATTATCAGCAGCATCCGTACTATCACCCGCGCCCAGTACGCAATCCATACGTGTATCATGCGCCTCGCCGTCCTCAATGCTACAGCACATGGGATCGTACTCCATACGGCGTGCGCGAACGTCGGGTATGTCGTTCTTGGTAATCTCATAACATAGGAATCATAATGTTTAAGAAACTCTATCCTTTTATGATTGGCGTTGCGGGCTTAGGTCTTGCTTTTATCGTCTATGATGTATACAGAGCGATGTGGGCGACGGATGTCGCTACAGTTGTCTGCTTAGGAATAGTCATGGCTACCTATTGGGTTAGTATGATTCTAGATTACTTGGATGCTCGGGCCTGGAAGAAATTCTTGATAATCGATAAGAAATGATATATACTTGCTAAATAACAAATCGGAGATTAGCGCAGCCTGGTAGCGCATCTGCTTTGGGAGCAGAGGGTCGGGAGTTCGAATCTCTCATCTCCGACCATTTTCCAATAAGGATATATGTATTGTTAAGAGTTTATGTTGTAATCGCGACTGTGATGTTTGCTGCGCCGGCTGTAGCTAAAGGTGAAATGAATGCGACTTGGTATCAGTCAGGAAAGAGAACGGCCAACGGCGAGAAGTTTGATCCTAACGGTATGACAGCTGCTCACAGGACATATCCGTTCGGCACAATGATGCGTGTTTCTCATAAAGGTAAGAGTGTGATCGTTCGTATCAATGACAGAGGACCTTTCCGAAAAGGTTATCAGTTAGATCTCGCGCGAGGAGCTGCGTTTTCTATTGGATGTCACGGATTGTGTAAGGTTAATTACGAAATCGTTCAACGATAAAGAAACATCATTCGGGATTAGTATAATGGTAGTACAGCGGACTTTGACTCCGTGAATGGTGGTTCGAATCCATCATCCCGAGCCATTGTCATAAAGGAACGTGATGAAAATCTATTCAAAGGCTAATCCAGAGAAGTTGCTGCATATCGTGTATTATCGTGAAAGCATTTCGAGAGAGCGAGAAGAAATCGTTGATCCGGATAACTTCATTCAGGTGTGTTCGCTCGACATGAAAAAGGGTAAGACCTTCAGACCCCATCAACACATATGGAAAGAAGGTCGTGAAAATGTTATCGCTCAGGAATCCTGGTGTGTTATCAGCGGAGAAGTTGATGTGTCATTCTTTGACACCGACAGTCGTTTCCTTGCGAAGGTAAGACTTTATCCAGGCGATATCTCTGTGACGTTAGAAGGCGGGCATACATATGAAGTCATTGAAGATGCGATCGTGTATGAGTACAAGACGGGTCCGTACACTGGCATAGAGAATGATAAAGTATTCCTAAATGGCTGAGTTTAATATTCGCGGTGGGCTTGGTACTCAGATTCTTTCGTTGTGTGCTTGCTACGCGATAGCTATCGAAAAGAATCAGACAGTCAGTAAGTTGATTTTTAATCAAGGTTCCTATACTGCTGATACGAAAGATCCTGATATTGTTTTCGTCGATAGCATACTCGGCTTTAAAAATAAGCCAGAGTATGCTATTGTTAACGGTACAAGCAAAACATCACCGTTCGTCAGATCAAATGCTAATCTCATAATCAAACATTGGGATGCTATTCAGCAGGAAGTATTTCTGAAAAAGAAGTACAAACAGACCAGCGAAAATATTGTTCACATCAGGCAAAAAGATAGAGCAATGGTTTCGATTGAGAAATTTGATAAGCTGATATCCAACGACACTGTTGTGATCAGCGATGATCCGCTGGTGTATAAGCGGTACGGCATCGAAGCTGTTGATGACACAGTTGGTGATTGGGAAAGAATGTGTTCTGCTGCTTCAGTTATCGGTGGATATTCGACATACACGCTAATAGCTAGTATGATGAATCAGAATCTCAAGTTGTCGATAGTAAGAAAAGAAGATTCTGTGAGTAATATGTTGACCGAAGAAGACTGGAACGTGCTGCATATGTATGTGGACTTTTTTCCTAACATCAATTGGATTTCTTTGTGAAGATAGGTGAAGACGTCTTTATCAGTAAGAACACTGAAATAACGCGTCCCGAATTATGCGCTATTGGCAATCATGTCGCTATCGATAGCGGATTCTATTGTACAACGAAACTCACGATTGGTGACTATGTTCATATCTCACCTCATGTTGCTGTCATTGGTGGAAAGTATACTAGTCTAACCATCGAAGACTTTTGTTTCGTTTCTGTGGGAGCGAAGCTGGTGTGTGGTTCCGAAACATTTAATGGCGACGGATTAATTGGCCCTTTAATTCCTGATAAATATAAGGACACGTTGATACTGGAACCAATCGTTATGAAACGATTCAGCGGTGTATGCGCAGGGAGCGTAGTTCTTCCTGGCGTTACCATGGCTGAAGGATCTGTGTTGGGTGCTTCATCTATGCTTAAGTGCAACACGGAGCCGTGGACTATATATGTTGGAAGTCCTGCTCGACCTCTGAAGAAACGTAAATCGGAAACGATGATCCGATATGCTAAACATATGGGATACGAATGAAAAATGTAACTTTTAAAATTTCTGGTGGAGGAGTATTTTCTCGCGTATTGCAAGGTGGAATTCAGCCAATATGTGATAACAACATAGAATTTGATAATATATATCTTTCGTTAAAGCCATTTCCGAAGCACATTTTAAAAGAACTAAAAATACCCCTTTCAGATGAAAACTATGAATTTTACGAAGGGGGTTTGAATTGTGTGATAGATCAAAAGATTGATGATAGTTATACTAGTGTCGATTCTATATTAGCTGGTTATTGTAAAAAAATTGAGAATCATGTAAATTTACAAAGATATCGAGTTCTTGCTAAGAAACTGTCGATTCGTCAATCTATACTAGATAAGATTGACGTAAAATTAAATGGGATAGACTTAGATAAAACTCTTGGTGTTCATGTTAGACTTACGACGATGAATCGTTATCACACACGCACAGTTACGATAGAAGATTATATAAATCATATCGATAAACTGATTGAACAATTTAAATACGAAAAAATCTGTGTTGCTTCCGATAATCATCAATCTCTACGGACGATGATCGATAGATACGGTGACATGATTTTATATAATAAAGATTTTGTTCGATCGGAAACTGATGATAATCAATCGTTGGAATTAGAAGCAACAAACTTTTTTACCGAACGCCATTGGGTAGAAGCATTTACTGATTGTATTTTCATATCTAGATGCAGCAGCCTGCTTTGTCAAAACAGCAATTTTGCTAACATGGCTATTGTTTTTGGTAATCAGAGTAACGTACACAGAATAAGTGGAAAATTGAAAACATGACAACGCTCGCTCCTTCGTTCGAAACAATCACAGAATTCGAAAATCGTGTAGCCAAATTTTTTGGAGCGCCGTATGCTGTTGCTGTTGATTCCTGCACACATGGCGTTGAATTGTGTTTGCGATATACAAAAGCGCAATCTATCGTGGTACCCACACGCACATATCTTTCCATCGCCTTTCTAGCAAACAAACTAAACATCCAACTAAATTGGAATGATACTGAATGGAAAAATTTCTATTCGCTCACACATAACGTCATTGACGCAGCAGTTCTTTGGAAAAAGAATAGTTATGTTCCTGGAAATATGATGTGCTTGAGTTTCCAATATCAGAAGCATCTCAGTCTCGGTCGAGGCGGAATGATTCTGCTAGATAATAAAGATGCTCGGGATGAGCTGGTAAGAATGTCGTATGATGGCCGAGAACGCAATACGCCATGGCGCAATCAGAATATCAAAAGCGTTGGTTATCATTATTACATGACACCGGAAACCGCACAACTCGGATTAGACAAGCTAGAAGACGCAATAAATATTATGCCAAAGCAATGGGCTGTGACTGATTGGCCTGATATTTCGCAAATGGAGATTTTTCGTAATGACTAAAGCATTAATCACTGGTATTTCTGGACAAGACGGCAGCTATCTTACTGAGTATCTATTGGAACTGGGTTACGAAGTTCACGGTATCGTGCGTCGTCATAGCGTCGCTGAGAATCAGAGCGATAGGCTCGTAAACACTAACGATAAGATCACGACGTATTATGGTGATATGTTAGATGAGCATTCTCTCTACAATATTCTTGGTAATGTAAAGCCAGATGAGATTTATAATCTAGCTGCACAAAGTCATGTGCGTATTTCGAGCGATATCCCCGCGTTCACTATCAAGACCAACTCTATGGGTGTATTAAATCTCCTAGAAGCTGCAAGGACTATCGTTCCTAAAGCTAAAGTATATCAAGCTTCTTCTAGCGAGATGTTTGGTAATTCCGTAGAATCCGACGGGTTTCAACGTCTTTCAACTCCGATGCATCCTGTCAGTCCGTACGGGTGCGCGAAGCTTCTTGGTTATAATCTTGTGCGCCATTATCGCAATGCGTATAAGATGCACGTCTGTAATGGTATCCTGTTCAATCATGAATCTCCGCGTCGTGGTACTAACTTCGTCACGAACAAGGTGGTCAAGACTGCTGTGATGATTCATAAGGGTATGATAGACAAGCTAGAACTCGGAAACATGGATAGCTCGCGTGATTGGGGACACAGCTACGACTACGTGCGCGCGATGCACAAGATTATCAATCGCGAAGAAGCGTCGGATTGGATTGTTGCGACTGGCGAATCACACACTGTTCGCGAAATGTGCGAGTATGTTTTTAATTATCTGAACATGGACTATAAAGATTATGTGGTTCAGAATGAAAAACTTTTGCGCCCAGAAGAACTGAAATATCTTTGCGGCGATTCCGGGAGAACAAGAAAACTTCTTGACTGGCATCCTACGTATACATTTGAGTCTATGCTAGATGAGATGATCGAGCACTGGAAGTCGGAGTTTGCATAAGTGTCCGCATTTAATTCTTTTCTCCGCTCACTCAATGCTCTCACGGATGATGAAGTAGCAAAAGTAGATGACTGCTACAATGTTGCGCGCAACGCAACAAGCGTGGCTGAGATAAAAAATGCGCTGAACATTGCTGCGACTATCATTATCGGGAAGCAGCCTAATCCGATTTTGTTTAGTCGCAGCAAAAATTTGCATGAACTTCCTTACAGCATTCTGGATGCTCAGCGAGGTCTTCATGTTGTGCGTTCTGTTTTCGCTAATGAGGTTCATCTCCTTCGCGCTCGTAGGATCGAAAATAAATCTGTAATGCTCCAGACATATCTTGATGATGGTGTGGTATTACTTACAGATTTCTTAGGCGCTGACAATACTGATCTTATCCAAGAAATGGAACAGATTGACATCAGTGCTAATAAGCAATTGTTCAATCTCATTGCTCGACTAGATAAACAATCTCTCGCACGTGATGTGATGTTTAATAGCAGACTTCGAGAATGTGTGTTTGAATGTTTGATGTTACCTAGTAATCATTCAGACGCATCTACACAGTACGTAAATAACACGTTCATTCAGCGTGTTCATAATAAAGCAAACGATGGCGACGTGCAAAAAATTATGCACTTCGATACCTATTATGATGCGCTGAAGTTCTGGTATTTCCCTAAAGAAGTCAGGATCGAGAACGGTCCTTTTACAATCTCACCCAAGTCACATATAATGAACGAAGCTCGATTGACTTGGATGCAGTCTGCATATATGCGTTATTATGATAAGACTATCGAGCTAGAACGTACATATGGTCATGCGGAAGGATCGTTGAGAATTTTTCCGAATGAAATGGAAGCCATGAATCTTAGTGCCAGCCCAATGATTGTGCCAAAAGATACCTTGATCATTTCAAACGTCTTTGGTTTTCATGGGCGCGGAGAAGCCACAGTCGATTCGATCCGCGATTCAATCCACGGATCAGTAAGATTAAATTCCCCGTTCGATGAATAATGATCTTGACAAAAAATGATATATATAGTACAATAATAAAATAGAAATTTTTCCCGATAGCTCAGCTGGTAGAGCATTCGACTGTTAATCGAATTGTCCCAGGTTCGAGCCCTGGTCGGGGAGCCATATATGCGGGATTAGCTCAGTGGTAGTAGCGTCTGCTTTACACGCAGAATGTCGGGAGTTCGACCCTCTCATCCCGCACCAAAAACGGGTGATCGCGAAATAGATCCGAGAAAAGTCATGGTTAACTTTTCATCGCGCTTGGTCCGTCGCGATTAATAAGTCATATCAATTCGCGTTCGCGTGTGTGATATGGTGTTAAAGATGATCTGGGGTTATTGGTTCCAACCTTTAATTCGGGGATCTATCAGCTAACGGACCTCCAATTTTGCCGCACTAGTATAATGGCATTACAGTGGTTTTGTAATCCTCTGATGGGAGTTCGATTCTTCCGTGCGGCACCAAAGTTTGTGGTAAGAAAAGCACCAAAACGTGATGTATACTAGTTGTGTCACTGAGGGTCGGTTTGATCATCCGATAAAAGGAGAATGGGAAGTCCAGAAACATTTTGAACCGTTGGACGGATACCTCACCTGCCACATAATAAATAAAGATGCCTATTCTACGGGACGGGATCCGTAGAACACTAGCAGTGAATTGGATGAATGTTTATTGCTGGATATAGTCAGGCGACGACTGGAGTTCGTCTTGATTCATCCGTCTTCTCCCAAGAATCTGTCACGCGAAAAGGTGACGCTGGATGGCAGTAACCAGCAGATTAGGAAATGTATATGTCATATTATGATCCATTGAAATATCCGTATATTCAAGAAAACTTCTTGACATATGATGAGTGCGACGCTATCATAGCTTATACGGAAAAGAATTTGAACCTATTCGATAACTCCGGGCAGAATAATGATTTTTGGTCTAAGAGAGTTATTGATTATCATAAAGTAGACGATGCGCCTCTGAGAAATAATATCGTGACAATCAGTCGCGACGTTGGCTGTGTGATACATGCTCTAGCTAAAGATAAGAGACCGCTGGTTCCAGACACACTGCAGATAGTTCGTTGGATGCGAGGATATGAGCTGCATCCGCATGCTGATAGAGAAGAACCCAATGGTAAGCCTCATCCATTTCCTTGGCGAGATTTTGCTTCCGTCATATATCTGAATGACAATTTTGAAGGCGGACAGATTCATTGGCCTAATAAAAAGATTGAGTGGAAACCTACAAAGGGATCGCTCGCGATATTTCCTGGGACTCTGGAATTCCTTCACGGAGTCCGCGAAGTTCCCGAAGGCGTACGATACACGATAGCATCGTTTTATACATACAATCAAGAGAAAGCAATCTCGGCATGGCGTTAGTGAAAGATCCGAACAAGATTGTTGCTATTCCGCATTCTGATGGGATCGACTATCCTTGTGAAGCTCAGTATATGTCTTTGCGCGGGCAGAAACGTCGTGATTGGTTCAGTGATCACGCATATCTCTGCTTGCCTCTAGTCATCGGAAATCAATATGGATATGTTGTCAAGTCGCAACATTCGTTTGACGCATTCTGGGACGGCGGACAAGGAAAAGACGCTACCCGTATCATCATGCGCGAAGAGACTAAGGGCGCGGGACAAATCGTTAAGTCGCATTTTGGTCTTGGCATCATAACTGTACAGAATAGCTTCGTTCTCAGAACGCCGGAGAACGTTAATCTTATGACTATAAATCCTCCGAATTATTTTATTGATGGATTGGGTCATATGACGGGTATCATCGAGTGTGACAATTTACGTCGAGATTTTACATTCAATCTTAAGATCACTCGATCTAATTATTGGGTTACTGTTAATAAGGGCGATTGGATTGGTTGTTTCATTCCTACGCCTAGATACTATGTTGATTCATTTGATATGGTAAATGCTAAGGGATATCTGACTGAAGAAGAAATTGCAGATGAGCAGCAATGCTCACGCGCATTCGGGGAAGAACGGAGTGGACCAGACAAAGAGCGATCGCATCAAGCTGGTCGTCGATACTTTGACGGAGAAGACGTCTACGGAAATAAGTTCCCTGATCATCAGAAGCGTATGAATAAATAAAGAACTATCAGATAAGTGTTACGGTAGCACGGCGGTCTCCAAAACCGCAGGCGAGAGTTCGACTCTCTCATCTGGTGCCATTTTTAAAGGATTATCACTATGAACAGATATGATCATTGGTTATGGAACAGTTGGTTGATCAGTTGGTTAGAAGGTGCTACGCTTGACTTTAGTTCGTGGTTGTGGCGCAAACAATACAATAGGTCTGAAGATAATTAAGAGTGCGCCGTGGGACTAACAGTTGGATCAGGCGTGTGAGAATGGTTACTCATATGCTCCGAGTTATCCACGCCTCCGGGTTGCATCTAACCAATGCAGCCTCGCATGGACCGAGGGCGCTGTGGCCGAGCAGCAGGGAAGTTGGCTGAACACCAACATCGGCAATTATTAGGAAGAGTGACAGAGTCCGGTTTATTGTACTTGTCTTGAAAACAAGCGTGCGTTAGTAGCGTACCGTGGGTTCGAATCCTACCTCTTCCGCCAAATTCGCCCTCGTAGCCCAATGGCAGAGGCAGGAGACTTAAAATCTCCACAGTGTCGGTTCGAGTCCGACCGTGGGCACCAATCGGAAAAAACACATGATACAAAATATTGCGCTAACTTTTGCCATATCTATGATAGGTTTGTTATTTGCAATATACATATTGTCGCTGATATGGTTTATTTTAGTAAAAATACCGTTGTCGATTTGGAATTTCATAAAAACTTATAAATAATGATAGTGAGTTGACTGAATTTTCCTGAATTAATTATTTCATAGTATTTAATTAATCAGGAGAAATATATGGATCCGATTACTATCTTAGCTTTAGCTAAGACCAGTTATTCTGCCATCAAAGCTGGTATTGCTGTCGGTAAAGAGATGCAAGGCATGGCTAAAGATTTAGCTGGCCTTTGGAAAGCGGTAGGACAACTAACACAAATTGCAGCCGATCCTAAAGCTGGATTGATGAGCGGTAAAACGCTAGAGCAAGTGGCAATGGAAGCTTATGCAGCAAAAGCTGAAGCTATGAAGATGATGCACGATATTGAAATGCAGTTTATAACAGAACACGGATTAGCTGGATGGGATTCAGTCAGATCTATGGTTATAGAAATGCGAAAAAAACAACGTCGTTTGGAAGAAGAAGAACAAAAACGTCAAGAAGAATTGTTCGAAGTTATTTCTTTTGTAGGAAAAATAGTAGGCGCCTTTGTATTAGTTGTTTTTATAGTAGTATCATTATTATTGAC